CCAGAGGAGAAACCGCCGCCGAAGGCGTGGCGCGACGAGTACCGCCCTGCCCCGTACCGCACGCCCAAGGAAGTCGCCGCGCTTGCACAGACTCTGAAACTCAAGGACGAGGACACATGAGCACGACCACGAACACCCTGACGCCCCGCCAGCAGGACGTCCTTGAGTTCATCGAGGGCTGGATCAACGTGCACGGCTTCTCGCCGACCGTGCGTGAGATTTCGCATCACTACAAAACCACGGTGAACGGCATGGTCTGCCACTTGAAGGCACTGCGCCGCAAGGGCCGCGTCACGTGGCTCGACGGCCAGGCCCGCACCATCCGCGTAACGGGAGGTGACGCATGAGCGAGTGGATCTACCTTCCAGCGCCGCTGGACGTCGTGCGTGCTCTGGAGCAACGCAGCTGGGACGAGGACGTCAGCGACGACGACCGCCTGCTGCTCGAGGTGGCTGCGAAGACGCTGTCCGTCACGCTGGACAGGTGCTGCAGGCTGGCACAGGCCATCGAGCGAACGGAGGCCGAGCTGTGACCACCGAAGACCTGGCGTTGCTCGTGACCGGAATGATTTTGACCGCAGGAGCGTTTTCCTGCGGCGTGGTAGTTGGTACTTCACTGCGAAAGGATGTGCAGCATGGCGACGATGACGAAGGAACGAAAGCGAACGAAGCAGGATGGTGGCATCAGCCTGTCCACCAAGGAGCTCAAGGCGGCGCTCGCTGCCGTGGCACCGGCTGTCCCGGCAAGAAGCCCGCGGCCCGTGTTGCAGAACGTGCTCCTATCGGGCGCGGTCCTGTCTGGGAGTGACGGCGACATCCGCATCGACGTCACGCTGGAAAACGCCCCCCCCGGCATCAATGTGCTGCTGCCCAAGGAGCGTTTTTCCGCCATCGTGGCGAACGCCACGGGCGACGAGGTCACGCTGATCCCCAACGGCACCACGTGCATCGTCCGTGCGGGCCACGGCGAGTGGACGCTGCCGACCGAGGACGCGGCCGAGTATCCGGCGTGGATGCCGACGAACGCCAGGAGCGTCACCCGGCTTCCGGCTGACCAGTTCGTGCGTGCCGTGCGTGGCACTGTGTTCGCTACCGACAACGAGTCCAGCCGCTACGCTCTCGGGGCGGTGCTCGTGGAGGTTGATGGCGAGGATGTAACTTTCGTGGCGACAGACGGCCGGCGGTTGGCAAGCGTGTCATGCCAACACGATTTGGCAGTTGATGACAGGCGAGCCCCGAAGTTTGAAGGGGAAAAGGTGGAGCCTGGAGTGCTCGTGCCGGCCCGTGCGATGGGCATCATCTCACGGATCGCGGGCAACGCTGGCGACGCTGCGGTGCAGCTCGAGGCCACGCCCAGCGAAATCGTGGCGACCATCGGCGGCACAGTCGTGACGGCCAGGCTCGTCGAGGGACGATTCCCAAAGTGGCGGGAAGTCGTGCCTGAGCGTGACGCGAAGGCCACAACCGTTGACCGGGCGGCGCTTATGGCGGCGACTAGAGCGGCTGCCATCGTGACCAGCGAGAACAGCAAGGGTGTCGACTACACGTTTGCGAACACCGGCATCTGGCTGCACGGGCAGTCGGCCGAGTGCGGCGAGTCGAGCGTCACATGCGACGTCGTGGAGGCTGGAGACTCGTGCTCGGTGAAGCTGGACCCGACGTTCGTTGTCGAGTGGCTGAACGGCATTTCCGGTGACGCCGAGCCCGAGGTCGAAGTGGAGGCCGTGGACGAGCAGTCCGCCGTCGTGCTGCGTTGCGGTGACCACACGGGCGTCATCATGCCGTTGGCGAAGGACTGACGTGGCACCACTGCGGTACAGCGTGGAGCAACTGCGGCAGCTGTGGGCTCGCGGCGATACCTACCAAGAGATCGCCGCGGCCCTCGGCTGCAAGGCCACGACCATCGACGACCTCAAGCGACGCCACGGCCTGCCGAATCGCGGACGTCGACAAGGCAAGCCGGTCGCGGACCCGACGCCAGAACAAATCGCGGAGCGTGCCGCAGAGGTACGCACGAGACGCAGGATGCCGGAAGACGCAGCGGCGAGAGTTGAGGTCCGCGTCGTGCAGTGGGACGGCTTTGGGTTTTCCCGTCTCGCTTGACGCCGTCTCCATGCTGCGTGCATGGAAACGCACTACCTCAATCTCGGTGCCGGCGTTCAGTCCACGGCGCTGTACCTGATGAGCATTGACGGCGACGAGCCGGAAGTGCCCAAGTTTGACGCCGCCATCTTTGCCGACACGCAGGAAGAACCTGACGAGGTCTATCGGCACCTTGAGTGGCTTGAGAAGCAAGGCGGGCCGCCGATCCTGAGAACGACGGCTGGGCGGTTAGGTGACGCCTTAGATCAAGGCAGCGATGCCAGCGGCAATAAACGCACGGATGGCGGCCATTACATATCTATTCCTGCGTTCACGCTGCACCCACAGACAGGCGAAAAAGGAATCATTCAGAGGCAATGTACCGCAGACTTCAAGGTCAAACCGCTGGAAAAACTGATTCGCACTCTTGTCGGAGCTGTGCCTGGAAGGCCGGTGCAAAAAGACATCGTCATACACCAATACATGGGCCTGTCGTTTGACGAGCCGAAGCGAGTGATTCGCGTGAAGCAGCGATTCACCGCAAAGCCATTGAACTGGCAAGTGCATTTCCCGCTTTGGGAGATGCAATTCACGCGCGGCGACTGCCAGTCATACCTGCGCGAGCGGATGCCGTATGAGGTGCCTCGTTCGGCCTGCGTGTTCTGCCCGTTCAAGTCAGACGATGAGTGGCGTAGGCTGAAGGCAGATGATCCGAAGGGGTGGAGTCGAGCAGTCGAGATCGACGCCGTGTGCCGCACTGGGACAGGGCCGGACGCTCACCGCTATCTGCACAAATCCTGCCAGCCGCTTGACCAAGTAGACCTGCGGCCCGCAGACGAGAAGAGCGGGCAGCGTCACTTGTTCAGCGGATTCCAAGACGAGTGCGAAGGCTACTGCGGCAACTAATTCGCTTGACGCCGCCGCTACCGTGAGACGCATCGGACGCAGGAGCGTCCATGTCTCGACGGAGCGTGACCATGCAAAGGATTGTTTGTGTTCTCGTGCTGGCGTTTCTTGCCAGCGTGGCCCATGCCGATACCGTCTGCATCAACGGACGATGCAGCCTGCTGCGTCCCCAGCGTGTCGTGGTTCACTCTGACGCACCCACGAGCGTCGTGGTCAGCACGCCGCGTAGCGTGACCGTCGTGTCGGCTCAGTCGCACGCCGACCACTTGGCGAGCACCAACACGTTCGTCCACTGCGGACGGCGTGGAAGCGGCTACGAGGGCTTGGGGTTCTCGACCTCGTCGCCAGACCATGCGTGCCGCTCGGCGTGCTTCTGGGGCACGAGGCGCGTCCGCGAGATCGGCACCGCGTGGTGCCCGGCGCGTCGCGGCTGGATCGCGGTCGTGCGGTACGAGTGACCATGCGTCCTGTGACGTTCACCGTTGCCGGCGAGCCCGTCCCGCAGCCGAGGCCGCGAGTCTCGACGCGGGGCGGGTTCGCTAGGGCATACGTTCCATCGAAGCACCCTGTCCACGCCTACCGTGCAGCGATTGCCGAGGAGGCCGCCAAGGCGGGGCTCGAGCAAACGGGCGAGCCAGTGGAAGTCATCGTGGATGCCGTGTTCGCACGACCGAAATCACACATGACGAAGAAGGGCGTGAAGCCAACAGCACCGCAGCTGCCACGGCCAGACGTCGACAACGTGGGCAAGGCTGTCCTAGACGCACTGCAGGACGTCATGGGCGACGACACGAATGTGCGGCGGCTGGTGGTGGAGAAGTCATACGGCCATGAGGCACGGACCACCGTGCGAATCCAATGAAGCTCGTCTGGTTCCCTGCTTGGGCTTGTCAAAATTACGGACCTAGCGGCACGTCGTTCGGCCAAAAATGCCGTTACTGTCCCTACGGGCTGGACAAAGAAACGAAGCGGCTTGTGTTTCTCGGCAAGCCAACCTCGTCCGACGAGCGCGCTGAGGCTTCTGAGCTCGTCGCGTTCTTCACCGCCAACTACGACGCGATGGGCGGGCACTTGGAGATTAGCGGCGGCGAGGCGCTGATGCGTCTTGACCTGCCCGAGATCCTCGCGGCGATTCCGCATCGCTGGGCGATCACGAGCAACACGCTGATGAGCACGGCGATCCAGCGGCTCATTGCCACGGGTGCACTCGAGCGATGCGTTGCGTGGACTGCGTCGTGGCATCCGTGCAGCGGCATGGAGGACTCATACAGCCGCAGCATCAGGATGCTCGCGGAGTGCGGCCGTCCTGCTCGTGCAACGGTCGTGATTGCCGACTCGACGATTGAGAGGCTCACCGAGACGCTCGCGTACCTCCGCTCGCTGCCGCTGGCGGGAATCAACTGGCACCTCGACACGCATGGCCCGGCGGACGTGTCGCACCTCAAGGCGGCGGCTGAGGAGATCCTCGGGCCGGGCAACGTCTACCTCGCTGGACCGCCGCCGCAGGGAAAGCTCTGCAATCGGCACGACAAGCTCATGGCAGTCGGAGCGGACGGCTCGCTCTATCAGTGCGTGACGTTCGCCTACCAAGACATCGAGCCAATCTGCACAGTCGACGGCAGCGTGCGACTGAATGAACTGGAGCGTCGTGTCGAGTGGTGCGACGCTGTCTGCTTTGCCTGCTGTGACCACGTGAAGCACGAGGGCTGAGTGATGGAATCTCCACCGGATCACCTGCTGTACCCGCTGGACGTGTTCGTTGAGGACTTCCGAGCGAATTACGAGCGAGGTATCGACGCCTGGCGTGATGCCGACGTGGCATTCGTCGGTCTTGCCCGCAACTGCGACAAGTGGCTGGCGGGCAATCTCGCTCGCCTGGTGCAGCTGTGCGACGGCGTCCGCTCGTGGAGGCTGCACGTTCGCACGAACGACAACACCGACGAGACGCCGCGGGTGCTCAAAGAGTTTTGCGAGGAGTACCCGCAGGCGTCCTACGTTGACCAGACGCTCGGCAGGAAACACTACGGAGCCGAATGGGCTGGGCCGCGGACGCAGGCGCTCGCGGAATACCGCACGGCGTGTCAGTCGTGGGTGAGTGAGTCCTCGCCGAATGCCGGCTTGGTCGTGGCAATTGACTTCGATATGTGGGGCGGCTGGAGCCACGCAGGATTCCTGCACGGCGTGGGAGCACTGGCTGACAATCCGCACGCTTACGGTATGGCGAGCGTGTCGCTGATGCGGCACTTCCAGATGGTGATGAGCCCCGCGGGCGAAGCGAAGCGGGAGAGAACGTGGCTGCACTACGACTGCTGGGCGTTGCGGCTCAACTCGAGCTACGACGACTACACGGCAGGCAGCGGCGGCTGGAAGCACAGCTGGCTACCGCCTGTTGGATCGCCGTGCGTTCCGGTGGCGTCTGCGTTCGGCGGCATGGCGATCTACGAGACCGGCGCGTATCTGTCTGGCATCTATGACGGCAGCGACTGCGAGCACGTTCCGTTCCATGCGTCCATCGCGGCGAAGACAGGCAAGTCGCTCTACCTCGATCCGGCGATGAGGACGGTGATGTCGTGGCTGGAATGACGTTCGATGGCCACAACTGACTGGCGCACCGTTGATCGCGAGCAATTCGTGCGCGATTGGCGTGCACACATGACGATTGGAGAGATATGTCAAAAGCACTCGCTGACAAAGGATCAAGTAATCCGACTGCGTGATGTGTTTGAGTGTCCGAAAAGAATGGACAGAAGGCTACGCCAAAAACCAAAGAGACAAGAAGACCCCACGCCTGAGCATATTGAGAGATGTTGCATCATCCTTCGCAATTCTTGGACTGAGCGAGAAGAGCGATTTCGTCGGCAGTATGTTCCAGAGTGGAGTGTGCCGTCAGCACCTGCAACACCTGGCGCAACTCTGGAGTGTGGTGTGTTTCGCATATCGTGCAGCGTGTCACCGTCAAGTGAGATCAGCCCTGCTGTTGCGGCAGCTATTGGCGCAAGAGTGAACTGCAAACAAATGAAACTTGCCGAAACAGACGAATCAACATTCGGCATAGCGAGGGTGGTAGATGCCTGGCGGTGACGCATGGCTGGAATGACGGCGACGATCAACGTGCTTTCGTTTCGTGCGGATTGGGATTCGCACATGCCGATTGCTGCGCTCTGCGTCCGCTACACCATCAGCAAGGACCAGGTCATCCGCCTGCGTGACCTCTGGCAGCTGCCGCTGCGGAACAATCGCAGGCTGCGGTACAAGCCTGCCCGCGGCGAGACGCGCGACCCGACGCCGGCCGAGATCGAGCAACGCTGCAAGGAAGTGCAGGCGCGATGGGATGATCGCACCAGGCAGGAGCGGTCGGTCATCAAGCCTCGGCCGGTGACGCTCAAGCGAATCGAAATGACCGACGAGGCTCGCCAAGCGTTCGACGAGCTGCCGGTGGAAGAATGAGTCGCCAGCACGACTACATCGAGCGCCGGATCGTCATCGAGTACGGGCGTCGGTACGTGTACCTGACGATGTCAGACGCGACCGCGAAGCTCGTGCCGGGCCGGGAGGAGGTCTTCACGCAGCCGTTCCTGCTGGAGCGGCGCGACGCCCACGACGAGGCGGATGACTGCTGGCAGGCGTGCTACCAGCACATCAGCGATGCCGTCGTGTTCCCGATGCCCCTGCAAGGGGACGGGGGGCAGGGGGCAGAATCGACGGAGGACGATTCGCCGCCCTCTGGATGACGCCGTGGACGCCGCCGACAACCTCCAGACAGTCGCCGCCAAGGCCAATGCGTTCCTCGCTGCTGCCCGCGAGCAAGCCGCGGACGGCCTGACATGGGCCGAGTTCGGCCGGCTGCTCGTGCAGTTGCTGCACCTGCTCGTCGCCGGGCTCGACGCCGTGACGACGCTGTCGGGTGCAGAGAAGAAGGCGGTCGTGCTGACGGCCGCCGCCGCCCTGTTCGATTCGTTCGCGGATAAGTGCGTCCCGCTGACCGTCTGGCCGGCGTGGCTGCTGATTCGGCCGGCGACTCGCGTGCTCATCCTGTCGCTCGCTGCCGGTGCCATTGAAGCCCTGGTCGTTATCACGAGGAGAGACCCCGCATGATGACCCTGCTCATCGTCGCCGCTGCCGTGGCCTGGCTCATGTGGCCCACCGGAAAAGCGACGCCATCACAGGCGATGCCGCTGCCGTCTGACCTGTTCCGTGTGCCGCCGCCTGCGGCACCAGCCACCCCGGATGCCAGGGCTGCGATCGACAGCCTGCTTGCCGTGCGTGACCGGCTGTCTGCTGGTGGCCCGCTCGACGAGGAGAGCGGTGCCGCGGTCGACCGACTCTGGCTGGAGCTGCTCCACGGGAGCGAAAAGCGATGAGCCGAGAGAAGGCAATCGTATTCGCCGCCCTGCTTGCCGTGGCGGCACTGGCTGCCGTTGTCGAGTTCTCGCAGCGTCCAGGCGAGGACGTTCGTCCCGAGCCCGGCCTGTCGCTCCGCGGGAAGTTCGTCGGCCCGGCGGCGGCCGATGACGCTGCCGCCTTCGCCGGGCTGTGCCGCGGCATCGCCGACGCCTTGCAGGCCGACGGCCAGAAGTCCACGCCACGAATCACCACGGGCGTTCAGCTTGAGGACGTTCGCGTTGCTGCCGCCGAGGGGCGATTCCTGCCGCGGACGCTGACCCGCGAGCAGCCTCACGCTACCGCCGCCGCCGGCCGGTATCTCGATGAGGTGGCCGGCACATCTGGCGGGCCGCTCGACACGACGACTCGTGCCAAGTGGGTCGCGGCGTACCGCACGCTTGCCGATGCCGCCGAGGAGGCCGTCCGATGACGCTGCTCGATCATGTGTGGGAGGTCGTCGACAACGCTCTGATGCTGTGCTGCTGCATTGCCGTGCTCGTCGTTGCCGCGTCTGCCATCGCGTGCCCGGTCTACCTGCATCTCATTCACGCGGAGCTTGTCCAGATCCGCGAGCAGTCCGCATCGTGCAAGTGCAGCGAAGACCGCGGCCCTGGCCCCGTGCTGCCGCGAGTGCTGCCACGCCTCCGCAATCTCGGGGAGGCAGACGATTGAGCCATCGACGCAACGTCTGGACGATATCGGCCATTGCATTCGTCGTGTTCGCGGCGATTGCCGGGGCGATCATCGACCACTACACGCATCGCCTGCTGAGGCGAGTTGACAGCGGTTTCGGCTACCAGCCGAATCCCGAGGGCGTCCGTCTGTTCCTCGGCGAGCTAGCCCAGCCCACGTTTGCCGAGGCTGGTGCCGACGCGATGAAGAACGCGACCGGCCGCGACACGTTCCTCTACCGTGCCGTAGACATCGCTCACCAGCGGAAGTACGGCACGCCGTGGCGGTCGTGGGACCAGGGCTCTGCGGGCACATGCGTTTCGTTCGCGTTTGCCCTCGGCGAATACACAGCGGAAGCCGTCGATCATGTTGCCGGGAAAGTGAAGGAGCCGCCGGCAGCATGTGCGACCGAGCCGGTGTACGGCGGATCGAGGACGGCCGCCAGAATCCCGCCGATGGAGAGAAACAACGGAGGAGACGGCAGCTACGGAGGTGCCGCAGCCCGTTGGCTCACAGGCAAGTGCACCGACACGACGCTCGGCGGCGTGCTCTATCGCCAGCAGTACGGGTCGTTTGACCTGTCGAAATACTCCATTACGCTCTCTCGCGATTGGGGACGCAACGGCGTGCCGCTCGAGTTGGCCCGCGAGGCCAACAAGCGAAAGGCGAAGTGTGTGCAGGTGCAGACCTGGCAGGAGTTGTGTGCCGCGATTGAGCGTGGCACGCCCGTGGCCATCTGCTCGCAGGTGGGCTACGGCCCGACGCCGCGAGTGCGTGACTCTGACGGCGCACTCTCCCGCGGCTCGTCGTGGTCGCACGCGATGCTCGTATGGGGCGTGCGGCACAAGCACAACGGCTCGCCCGACGATATGGGGCTGATTCAAAACAGCTGGAACACCAACTGGGTGTCAGGGCCGCGGTGGCCCGACGATCAGCCTGACGGCTCGTTCTGGGCACGCCGTCGCGACGTCGAGGCGGCACTGCAACAGGGCGACTCGTGGGCGATCGGCACCAGCTACGAGTGGCGTGACCTTCACAATGCCGATTGGGGGCTCGCACTATGACGCTGATCGTCTGGGCAGTGACCGGGGTGATCGCGGGCAGCATCGCGAAGGCGATCCTGCCGCTGCAGTGGCCCGGCGGCTGGGTGCCGTGTGCCGCACTTGGCTGCCTCGGCAGCGTGGTCGGCGGCCTGCCGTTTGGCCAGGGGCCGGCGGGCATGGTTGGCTCTGTGATCGGGGCTTGCGTCGTCCTGTATCTCTACACCGTCTGGAGCCAGCAGCAGTGAACGCCACGCAAAAGAAACTCGCCGTCGCGGCCGTCGTCCTCGTGGGCGTGACGTGGTGGTTCGCAACCGCACCTGACTCTCCGATTCGCCCTGAGCCGCCGCGGCCCGACCGGCCGGTGCTCAAGTTCTTCGCGAAAATCGGCAAGCTCGCGGCCCGCATCGGGCTCACCGCCCTGGTCTTCATGGAGCCTGCACCGGCTGACGCCGACGAGACACAGATGGCTCACGCCGTCCTCGGCATCGACGGCCATGTGCAGCTGAGAAATGAGAGGTGGTAGATGCACGCTCTGTGGCACTGGCTGCTCTATGTGCTGACGTGGTCATCCGCCGATCCCGGCGTGATTGACGCGGAGCGTGCCCGCACGGCCGGCAGCGTCAACGTCGCCTACGCTGGCCTCGCACTGGAGCCGACGAAGCCGCAGGACGTGCCGGCTGCCATCGAGCCTCCGAGGCCATGCGAGCAGTGCAGCGGCACGGGCCGCATCTACCGCCCCGATGGTGGATGGGTGAAGTGTCAGTGCGGTGCGTGCTCGGCTGATCGCTGCCAGGCGAAAGGCAAGGCGACGCGATGACTCGACCGCGTGCAGGGTATGTCGGATTCACGCGGACGCCGACCTCGACGGCGGCGTCTGGAATCTGGACGCTGCGAGAAGCAGAGGCGAGCAAGCGTGCTGCCGCGTGGCCAGACACGATCACTACGCCAGGTTTTTCGGTGAGCGGCGCTGGTACTGCCGCCGCAAACGGCACGTACTGCGAGAGCGGAACGCTCAACGGGCGACCGAGATATGTCAAGGGCGGCTACACCATAGAGTATGCGAGTGATTGGATCATAAATGACGAGAGCAACGGCCCGAATTGGTTGATCCGGTCTGGCAGCACTGATCTGTACTACGCATCCGTGACTAACGCGACCCCGCCGCTGAGTGGCTGGGGACTCTATTTGGGCGACTCGCCCGCGCCAACGCTGGCCTCCACCACCTGCTGACAGTATCGGAGAGGAGATAGATATGTCGTCCTACGATCAGCTGCCGGGGCAGCTCAACCTCTCCGTGCGTGGCGGCGACCGCCTGTCGGCAGAGATCGACTTCAACCCGATTTCGCTTACGGGCTTCACGATGGCGGCGACCATCTCGTCGCTCGTCGGCGGCAACACGCTCGCCGCGATGACGACGACGCTGACGGATGCGGCGGCCGGAAAGGTCAACGTCTCGTTGACCGGCACGCAGACGGTCGACCTGCCGCGTGGGACGTACCGCTGGGATCTGACAGCGACCGACGCCGCCAGCGTGCGGCGTAGCTACCTCACTGGATTCGTCGAGGTCACTCGCTGATGGGCATAACCGTCTCGACAAGCCCGCAGCAGGTGACGGCCTCCGTCAGCGAGGACAAGGTCACGGCGGCCGTGAGTTCGCAAGCGGTCACGGCGACCGTGCAGGCGGGCTTCGGTGCCAGCGGTGCCGCCGGCTCTCCGGGTGCGTCAGGATCGAGCGGCGTCGTGACCGTGTCGGCACCGCTCACCAACAGCGGCACAGGCTCTGCGGCGGCGCTGGCTCTGTCTGTCGGGTCTGGCCTGGGCGTTTCGGCTGGCTCGCTCGTCGTGTCTGCCGTGCCGCTGTCGTCGCTCGCTCAAGGCGGTGCGACTGCCGGCCAGGTCGTGCGATGGAACGGCACGGCCTGGGCAGTCGGCAACTTGACGGCTGGCAGCACGGCGTGGGATGACATCATCGGCAAGCCGACTTTCGCGACGGTCGCCACTACGGGCAGCTACGCCGACCTGACGAACAAGCCGGCGATACCGGACGCGTTCTCGCTTCCGGTGGCGACGAGCAGCGTCCTGGGTGGCGTGAAGCAAGGAGCAAACGTCACTATCGGCGGTGACGGCACGATCAGCGTATCGGCACCTGTGACATCGCTGCCGTACTCGTCCATCACAGGCACGCCGTCCCTGGCAACCGTGGCAACGAGCGGCAGCTA